CTAATCCACGTGGATATACCGAATAATGGCAGAAGCATTTATCTATTGCTGGACGGATACAAACCGTAACATGTTGTACATTGGTACTCATAAAGGTACTCCGGATGATGGGTATGTTTGTTCTGGTAAGCTGATGCTTGAAGAATATAATAAAAGACCTCAAGACTTTAAAATAGAAGTTATGGCTTTTGGTTCATACAATGATATGATAAATTTTGAGACAAAAATACTTAAAGCAGCAAATGCAGCAGAAGATATGAGCTATTATAATCAGCATAACGGTGATGGTAACTTTTTTAACAAAGGCCATACTGAAGCTACAAGAGCAAAATTAAAGATTGCTAGAAATAAAAGAACAGATAAGCCTAGATTAGGTATACCTTTATCTGAAGAGGGTAAGATAAACGCCTCTGCATCTGCTAAAAAACGATCATTAACGCTTGAAGGTAAGAAGCATTTATCAGAAGCAGGTAAAAAATCTGCAGAAAAAAGAAAAAATGATCCTGTGTATAAAGAGTATTTGAGTAAAAAGTCAACAGAGATGTGGGAAAAAAGAAGACTTGGCTTATTACCATGGCCTAAAAATATGAAAGCGAAATAAAATGGCCACGTCGTTCTATTTTCAGTCTGGTATACCTGGAGGCAGATCTTCTGAGCAGTTACTAATGGAAGATATAATTATCGAGTGCTTACGTATATACGGTTTAGATACTTATTATATACCTAGAGCATCGGTTAATGAAGATGATATTTTGGGAGAAGATGTACTTAATAGATACTCTTCGGCATATCCTCTTGAAATGTATATGCAGAACGTTACTGGGTTTGAAGGTGACGGAGACTTAATGTCTAAGTTTGGTGTAGAGATTAGAGATACAGCAACCTTCATTGTATCTAGAAGAAGATGGGATGAAGTAATTGCAAGGTCTGGAGATGCAGTATTAACGACCAGACCGGCCGAAGGTGATATAATTTACTTTCCATTGACAAAGGCTTTCTTTGAAATTAAGTTTGTCGAGTCAACAGATCCCTTCTTCCAAGTTGGGAAGCTTTACGTTTATAAACTCCAATGTGAGTTGATGCAGTACTCTTCAGAGAGATTCGATACAGGTATATCTGAAATCGATAGTATTGCTGATGGTAAATCTGCTGACATTAATGCATTTAACTTACTACTTGAAAGTGGAGATAGAGCGTTACTAGAAGAATATAGCCCTGCTGGTATTATCCTTCAATCGTACAACATGGGTACCATCTTCCCTAACGTTGATAATGAAGACTTTAGAGGTGAGATTTCTGTTCTGGACTTCTCCGAGAGAAATCCATTCGGAGAAATAAATGTTTGATAAATTTTATCACGGTACAGTACGAAAGTCAATCGTGGCTTTTGGTAATATGTTTAACAACATCCACATAGATAGATTAGACTCTACAGGTGGCATTACTCAGACTCTTCGTGTGCCTTTATCTTATTCTCCTAAACAAAAGTTCTTAGCTAGAATAGCCGCTCAACCCAATTCATTCGAACAAAACTTTCAGACCTTTTTGCCAAGGCTTGGGTTTGAGATGATAAGTTTGTCCTATGATCCAGCCAGAAGAGTAAGTTTGGTACAGCAAAATAGAGCACTAAATGGTACATCAACCACGTCTCTAAACGCTCAGTACGCCCCTACCCCTTATAACATTGCTATGACTTTGTATGTGTATACAAAGAACCAGGATGATGGATTACAGATTATTGAACAGATCTTACCTTACTTTAATCCAGATTATAATCTGACTCTTAATGCAATCCCAGCAATGGGTATTAAGAACGACTTACCAGTTATTTTAGATAATATAACTTATGAAGATGAGTATGAAGGTGACTTTACTCAAAGAAGAGCTATTATCTGGACTCTCAACTTCACAATGAAACTTAACTTCTACGGCCCAATCAACAGACAGGGCATTATTAGAACTACAAACGTTAATACATTCTCAGATCCTGCACTAACAAATAAACAATCCTCATACACCGCAACAGTCGACCCAGGTACCGCCGTTCCCGGTGATACAATTAGTATTATAGATACGTTTGAGGACTTTTGATGAAATCCCTTAATAAAATTAACGATGTATTTAATGTAGATACATCGGTTGATTTAACTATCCCATCCAGCATGCCGGTTGAGTATAATCCTTCTGAGTTAGATCAGGAAGACGACTTTCAATTAGCACGTAATACTCTTCGTGGATTAATTAACAAGAACGAAGATGTAATGACCGAGCTAGTTCATATTGCTAAGAACTCTGAGAACCCTAGAGCATTTGAAGTTGCAGGGCAATTAATATCTGCGCAAACTGCTATTACAAAAGAGTTAATTGGACTTCATAAAACTAAAAAAGATATTGATAAAGCAAGCGGTAAGAACGAAAATATTAAACAGCAGAATAATATTGTATTTGCCGGGTCTACTTCTGATCTTATGAAGATGATTAATGGAAAATAATAGTTATAATGGTAATGACTTACTCAAGCCTGCTGGCTTTGAGATGCAGTTTACCTCCGAGCAGGTAAAGGAGTTAATGAAGTGCAAAGAAGACCCGATATACTTTATTGAGAACTATTGCTACATTGTATCATTAGATAGAGGCTTGATTCTATTCAGTTTATATGACTGTCAGAGAGAAAAAGTAGATGTCATTATGAATAACAGAAAAGTTATTCTAATGGAAGGACGACAACAGGGTAAGACTATTACATCGGCTGCCTGTATTCTTCATTACACTATTTTTAATTCTAATAAGACTGTTGCTATTCTAGCTAATAAGTCAACTGCGGCCAGAGAAGTATTGTCTCGTTACCAAATTATGTACGAGAATTTACCTCTGTGGATGCAGCAAGGTATTAAGACCTGGAACAAGGGTGACGTTGAACTTGAGAATGGTTCAAAGGTATTTACATCTGCTACCTCCACTTCTGGTATTCGAGGTAAATCAGTTAACTGGTTATATATTGACGAGGCAGCTATTATTCCTAACAACGTAGCTGAAGAGTTCTTTACATCAACCTATCCAACTATTATGGCTGGAGAAACCACAAAGGTGTTGCTAACCTCCACTCCTTTAGGTTATAATCATTTTTGGAAGTATTGGAATGATGCCCAAGAAGGCCGTAATGGGTTTGTTGCATTACAAATACCTTACTGGAAAATTCCAGGTAGGGACCAGAAGTGGGCTGATGAGCAAAAGTCTGTATTGGGCGAACTTAAATTTAACCAAGAAGTATTATGTGCATTTCTTGGTTCATCTAACACTTTAATTGCTCCTGATACAATTGCTAGGATGTCTCCAATACCTTTCATGCATGAAAAGGATGGATTAGATATTTTAGAGTACCCTGTACCAGGACATGTATACTTTACAACCGTTGATACATCGAGAGGTATTGGTGGAGATTATTCTGCCTTTACAGTAATTGATACAACAGAATACCCCTATAAAGTTGTAGCTAAATATAGAAACAACAAGATTAGTCCTCTTCTATACCCTACTGTAATTCATAAGGTATCTAAGGATTATAACAGTGCATATGTATTGGTTGAGATTAATGATATTGGTCAACAAGTTGCCGATATTATTCATAATGACCTTGAGTATGAGAACATGATCTGGGTCGGATCAGATGCCAGATACGGTCAAGTTCTATCTAGTTCTGGAAGAAGTTCTATTCTAGGTGTAAGAACAACTAAACAAGTTAAGCGCATAGGGTGTGCAACTTTAAAATCTTTGGTAGAAGAAAATAAACTACTTGTATTTGATAGAGACATTATATCGGAATTTTCAACATTCATTGAACACAATGGCGTGTTTCAAGCTGATGAAGGCTATAACGACGACTTAACAATGACGTTAGTTCTCTTTGCATGGGCCACAAATGACCCTATGTTTAAGGACCTAATGAATGCAAACAATAGACAAGCGCTCTATAGTTCGCAGATGAAGAATATAGAAGACGAATTAACTCCATTCGGGTTTATAGATAACGGATTATCTACTGAACCAGAGGTAGAGGTAATAGGTGGAGATATTTGGATAAGTGACAAGTATCAAAAAGACTACTCGGATTTTATAAAAGAACGTAACTGGTAATAGTCAAAGTTCAGTATTTATAAATATACTGGTATAAAATTCGTTATGACGGAATAACATTATAAGGAGAAACATATGGCATTTCAGCTATCACCAGGCGTTCTGGTAACGGAGCAGGACCTTACCTCGGTTGTCCCAGCAGTTGCTACAACAGCCGGCGGCTTTGCTGGCGCATTTGCATGGGGACCAGTTGGTGTTGTTACCACTATAGATTCAGAAAACGCTCTTGTAAATACTTTTGGAAAGCCTAACGGC